TGTTTGGAATGACCATAAAAAGATAGAAAATTTATTTCCTGAATTTTATAAAATCTTACTAGATGAAAATGGAAATAGAGTTAAAGGTGGATTTAGAAATTATGGTAAAGTAAGAGTCAGTTGGAATAAATGTTATAAATCTTCACAAATTAATAAAGAAGAAGTTAATAAACAATATTTATCTATAAAAAAAGTAAGTAACAAATTTCCAATATATATTCCATCAAAATCTAGGGCAGATAGTAGATTAACAGTTAAAGCATTAGAATCTATGGGTGTTCCTTATCATATAATAGTAGAAAAAGAACAATATGAAGATTATGCTAAAGTTATAGATAGAAAAAATATTTTAATTTTAGATAAAAAATATCAAGATGAATATAATACTTGTGATGACTTAGGTAATACTAAAAGCAAAGGCCCAGGTGCTGCAAGAAATTTTGCATGGGATCATTCTATAAAAAATGGCTATAAATGGCATTGGGTAATGGACGATAATATTAAAGCATTTAAAAGATATAACAATAATAAAAGAATAGCTTGTAGTGATGCTACACCATTTAGAGTTATGGAAGATTTCGTATTAAGATATAAGAATATTTCTATGGCAGGGCCACAATATACTATGTTTGTTACAAATCGTACAGCTAATAAATATCCACCATTTACTGTAAATACTCGTATTTATTCTTGTAATTTAATAAGAAATGATGTTCCATTTAGATGGAGAGGAAGATATAACGAAGATACAGATTTAAGTTTAAATATGTTAAAAGCTGGGTGGTGTACTATACAATTTAACGCTTTTTTACAAGAAAAAATAAATACACAAATAGTTAAAGGTGGAAATACAGAAGCATTTTATAGTGGAGAAGGTACTTTACCTAAATCTAAAATGCAAGTAGCATTACACCCAGATGTTTCTAAACTTAAATGGAGATTTGGTAGATGGCACCATATAGTAGATTATAATAAATTTAAAAGAGATAATAGATTAATAAAAAAAGATAATTTAGAAATTAAAGAAGGTATTAATAACTATGGTCTAAAACTTAAAAAAATTAGTTAAAACAATAAGTTAAATTAAATAATTAATAATTAGTATAAGGTATTAAAATGGCAGAAATGGGTAGACCAAAATTTGAACCAACACCAGAAACAGAAAGAATTTGTTCTTTAGGAGTAGCATTTGGATTAAATCATGCACAAATAGCTAAATTAGTAGGGTGTAGTCCTAAAACATTAAGAAAGCATTTTTCACACGCTTTAGAAACTGGCAAAGAAAGATTAGTTATGTCTTTAGGTAGTAAATTATACACTAAAGCTATGAAAGGCGATACTATATCAGCTATATTTTTAGCTAAAACTAAAGCAGGATTTACAGAAAAAGTAGAGCATGAAGGATTACCAAATGCTATTTCTGTTAGTTTTTCACTTGACCCACCTAAAGATATGAAGACAATAGAAGCTGAAGTGGTAAATAAAGAAATAGAATAATGCATATAACAATACCCTATACGCCTAGACCATTACAGGCAAAACTGCATCAAAATAATAAAAGATTTAAAATTTGTGTATCGCATAGACGTTGGGGAAAGTCTGTGTATGCTGTTACTGAACTATTAAGAAAAGCATTAGAAATTAAGACGGAACGCAATGATGGTAGATATGCTTATATTGCTCCGTATTACCGACAAGCAAAAGCGGTGGCTTGGGATTATCTAGTTTATTATACAAGAGATATTCCCGGAACTAAAATTAATCAATCAGAATTAAGAGTAGATTTATTAAATGGTAGTCGTATTCGTTTATATGGTGCTGGAGATGACCCAGATGCGTTGCGTGGTATATATCTTGATGGTGTAATACTTGATGAATATGCGGATATGAGTCCTAGAGTATGGTCAGAAGTTGTAAGACCAGCATTAGCAGATAGAAAAGGTTGGGCAATATTTATTGGAACACCAAAAGGAAGAAATCAATTTTGGAGATTATATGAAGATGCAAAACATGATAAAGATTGGTATAGAGTAATTTATAGAGCATCAGAAACAAAAGTTGTAGACCCATACGAATTAGAAGCGGCAAGAAAACAAATGGGTGAAGATGAATATATGCAAGAGTTTGAGTGCAGCTGGGCAGCCGCCATTAAAGGTTCTTATTATGGTAATTTAATAATTGAAGCAGAACAAGACGGTAGAATAACAAAAGTAGAATATGATGAAGCATTACCAGTTCATGTAGCATGGGATTTAGGAATATCAGATAGTTGTGCATTATGGTTTTTTCAAATTACTATGGGAGAAATAAGAGTTATTGATTATTATGAAAGTGGTGGAGTTGGATTAGACCATTATGTTAAAATGATGGAAGAATTGCCTTATAGTTATTATGGTGATGATTATTTACCACATGATGCAAAAGTACGAGAATTAGGAACTGGAAGGACAAGAGCAGAAACTTTAGTAAATATGGGTAGACGCCCTCGAATTGTACCAAGCCATAAAGTTGATGATGGTATAAATGCTGTACGATTACTATTACAACATTGTTATTTTGATGAAGAAAAATGTGAAGATGGATTGAATGCTTTACGAAATTATCAAAGAGATTGGGACGATATAAAAAGAGTATTTAAAAGAACACCTTTACATAATTGGGCATCACACGCAAGCGATAGCTTCAGATATTTAGCTATGGCATATAAAAATATTACACCAAAACCAAAAGAAATTGACCCACTAGAAAATTTATATAAACAACCAACACTTGACGAAATGATAAATTCTCATTTAAAATTACAAAAAAAGAAAAGGCAACCTAGAATATAATGAAAATAAGTGAAAAATATTTTGGAAATTTTAAAAATATGGAATATACTTTTTATCAAAAGTCAAGACAAAGTGAAAAAAAAAATAAAATAGAAAAAAAAGAAAAAAATAAATGGCAGAAAACGAAACAAGAGATGAAATAGAAGTTACACAAGGAACTTCAAAATATTGGCAAATGGAATTAGATGCTGCAGATGCTGCAGAAGATGATTGGCGTAAACGAGCTCACCAAGTTATAGAACGTTATCGAGATGAACGTAATGTAAATGTTTTAACAGATTTTGATAAAAAATTTAATATATTATGGAGTAATACAGAAACTCTAAAAGGTGCATTATTTGCTAAAATGGCAAAACCAGATGTGCGTAGGCGTTTTCCAGATGGAAACTCTATAACACGCCAAATATCCAAAGTTATAGAAAGAGTTTTGGATTATGGTTTAGATATTTATGATGAAAAGAAAACAATGCAATCAGCATTAGAAGATTATTTATTGCCTGGGCGAGGAGTGGTTTGGGTAGTATATGATCCAGTTTTTATTAAAGAAATGGTACAAACAGAATCAATTAATGAATTTGGTGAAATTGTTATTACTGAAATTGAAGAAGAAAGAGTAGCAGAACAACGCTGTTTTTTTGAATATGTGCATTGGGAAGATTATCGAGAAAATCCTGCAAAAAGACCAGAAGATGTGTCATGGAAAGCACGTAGACATTTATGGACAAGAGATGAATTAGACGAAAGAGGATTTGATGATGCCGATATTCCGTTAAATTGGAGTCCAGATAGTGAAGAAGAAGATTATGATGAAGTATTAGATGGTATTGGAGATTGTGTAGTTGT